GGGCGTCGAGCTCGATGTCAGCGCCGTCACGGTGAAGTACGCGATCCCGGTGACAGCGGTCGCCGTCGGGGAACCCGTGCTCGCGGACAATAGCGATGGTGCGATCGACGTAGACGTCGAGGACGACGCCGAGCAGGAGGCCGCGTGAAGCGCGCGCGGTTCATGCCCACGGGGCTCGTCGCGATCACCGCGGACGGGTGGGGCGCGGACTTCGAGGTCGTCATGGGTCCGAGCGAGCCCTTTGAGGTCCACGGCGACTACGCGGTCGTTTCGGTCTGCGGGCCCCTGATGCAGCACAAGACGTTTTGCTGGGATTCGTACGAGGCGATCGCCGAACGCGTAGACGCCGCGCTCGCCTCCGATCGCCCCGCACTCATGCTGAAGCTCAGTTCGCCCGGTGGCCAAGTCGCCGGGGTGTTCGAACTCGCCGGCGCGATCCGCACACGCGCCAAGAGCAAGGGCAAGGCGGTCTTCGCGTACGTCGATGGCGTCGCAGCATCAGCCGCGTACGCGCTCGCGTGCGCTGCGGACCGGATCTACGTCCCCGCGACAGGCATCGTAGGCTCGATCGGATGCCTGCAGGTCACGGTCGATCAGACCGCGTTCGACCGGGCGAGCGGGTTCGGCTTCGAGCTCATCGCGTCGGGCTCGCGCAAGACGGACGGCAACCCGCACGTCTCGATGAGCGACGAGGCTCGAGCGGCGATCCTGTCCGGGGTCAATGACATGGCCGCGACGTTCTTCGCCTTCGTCGACGCCGCCCGTCCCGGTGCCGGATCGGCGGGATTGGATGCGGCGCTCTTCGTCGGGCAGAAGGCCGTCGACGCGAACCTCGCAGATGAAGTGAAGACGTTTGCGGAGCTCGTCGCGGGCGAGACGCGAACCACAACCGCCGCCATGACCGCGGCAACGGAGAATGCCGTGGATGAAGATGAAGTGAAGGAGGCGCTCAAGGCGATTGCCGAGGGCAAGGACGAGAAGGCGGCAGCACGCGCAAAGAAGGCGCTCGCGGCCTACGAGCCCGACGGCGACAAGGACAAGGACAAGGACAAGACGGACGCGAAAGCGGAGTCCGAGGACAAGTCCGACGAGGAGGACAAGGAGAAGGACGCGAAGGCTGCAGCCTCGACCACGACCTCCGCGGCCCTCAACCCTCACCTCAACATCCTCGCCACGGTGCAGTCGCTCACCGCGTGGAAGGAAGCGCAGGAGGAGAAGATCGAGCGCACCGAGCTCATGGCCTCCCGGCCGGACTTCGCGAAGGACGTCGTCGCCTTCCTCGAGCGGCAGCCTCTCGGCGTCGTGCGCGACGCGGTGAAGTCGCTCCCTCGCGGCACGACCGCCAAGGGTCAAGTGGCCGCGGCGCGCGCGGCCATTGGGGTGACGCCGACCATCGCGCAGCCAGGCGTCGAGAGCCGGCTTCCTCCCGACGAGGCGCTCGCCCTCGATCGTCAGATGGGACTCGCGCCCCCCGAAGCGGCCATCCGCAACGAAGGGACGAAGCAGATCCTCGGAGTCATGACGCCTGCGCAAGCGCGGGCTGAGATCGCTCGCCGTGCTGCGGTGAGTGGAAAGGCGGCAGCCAAGTGACAGCACTCGCCGGAAACCGCGCGCCGAACGAGGTGCGCTGGAAGTACAAGATCTTCACCCTCGCATCCGGGCAGGTCGCCTACCAAGGCGCCGAGCTCGGATACAACCGCTCGACGAACAAGGTCTCCAAGATCACGTCGGGCGCGACCACCCTCATCCCCGTCGGGACCGCGGTCGACAAGGTCGATGCGACCTCGGCCGATCAGGACGTCAACGTCGATCTAGGCAGCGAGCTGACGCTCTTCTGGTGTCCGAACGCGACCGGCGGCGACGCCGTGGCCTCGACAGACGTCCTGAAGGACGTGTACTGGACCGACGACCAAACGGTCACCATCACCTCGACGCTCGGTCCGCTCGCTGGGCGCGTGTGGGCGGTCGATTCGACGAAAGGCGTCCTCGTCGAGATGATCCGCCCGCGCATCGGCGTGGACGCGGACTCGGACATCAGCGCGACGCTCGCCGCGCCGGCGTTCGCCTCGAACGACTCGGTACCGACGGACATCACCGCCGGAGCGATCTACTCGATCCCGTCAACCGGCGCGGCGTCCACCGTCACGCTCCCCGCCGCCGCCGCCGACGGCACCGTGGCGTACTTCGTCGCCGACGGGTCCGCGAACGGGCACACGGTCCAGTACCGTGACGCCACCGGTCCCGCCAACCTGACCACCGCGCTCACCGCGTCGAAGCGACACCTCGTCGTCGTCACGAAGACGGGCGGCAAGTGGTTCGCAAACGCCTACGTGAGTCCGTGAGGAGGACCCAGCCATGCCCGCATTGACTCCGTCATTCGTGTTCGATCTGGAATCCCGCATGCGGATGATCCAGGAGAACGAGTATCTCCGCCTCACGAGCCAGCTGTGGTGGCCGGCATGCACGAAGGTGCTGCCGACGCAGTCGCGCCGCGAGATCGTGACGTGGGTGCTCAACACCGCGCAGCTCGAAGATCAGGGGCAAGGCGGAAACATCGCCTTCGACAACATGACGATCCTCGAGACCGAGTACGCCCCGAAGACCGCCGGCAAGGGCCTGAAGCTCCGTCGGCAGCAATTCGAGGATCTCGACGGAAATGGCGTCCAGCTTGCGACCGATTGGTCAGTGCAGATGGGGGCGCAACAAGCGTATTGGCCGCAGAAACAGGTCGCGACGCTCCTCAAGAACGGGGCGCTGTCGACGTCGAAGTCCTACGACGGGGAGGTGTTCTTCTCCGCCTCGCACCCGAACAACGGACAGAACACGGCGAACGGCACCTTTGCGAACCTTCTCACGGGGGGGACCGCGGCGCCGATCGACACGAGCGTGACGGCGGACGTCGCACTCAACAATCTCGGGAAGGTGTTCGGGGCGGTCGCGAGCCTCAAGATGCCGAATGGATCGGACCCCCGGCGCCTGCGGCCGTCCGCGATCCTCTGCTCGCCGGTCCTTTACCCGCGTGCGGTCCAACTCACCAACGCCCGACTCCTCGCGCAAGCGGCGGCGACCGGCGGCGGTGGCGCGGACGTCGAGGCCATCATCCGCGCTCTCGGGTACGGGCAGCCGATCTGCTGCGACGAACTCGCCGGATTCGAAAGCGATACGACGTACTTCGTCGTGTGCGATGCGATGGCCTCATCTCAGATGGGCGCCATCGTCTACGTCGACCGTGAGCCCTTCTCGGTCCGGTACTACACCGGCCGCGGTGGAGGGACGGGGGTGGACGCCGTCCTCGACCGCGCCGACGAGCTCGAATGGCACACGAGCGGCCGAAACGCCGTCGGCTACGGCCACCCTTACGGCATCTTCAAGGTCAAGGCAGCCTGACCCCCTACGGCCCATAACGGCCGCTCCTCACCCCTGTAAGTCGCCTCACCCCGACGGTCCACGCGCTCTCCCGGCGTGGGCCCCGGGGTCGGCCTATTGAAAGCATGCCCCTCGCCGGAAGCCTCCTCGACCTCGACGAATTCGCCGCGCGCACCATCGCGCCGGCGAGCATGGTCATGGGGGACTTCTTCGATCCTACGGGGGCGTGGACGGACGCGACGCTCATCGCGAAGCGCACGGCACACCGCACCTTCGTCCAGACGCAACTCATCATCGGGACGAGCAGGATCTACGCGCGGCTCCGCAAGCGGTACGCGGTGCCGTTCGTCGCTCCCGTCCCGGAGATCGCATGCGGCTGGCTTGTCGCGCTCGTGACGCCCATGGTGTATCGGCGTCGAGGGATTGATCCCTCGGACGAGCAGATCGAATCCCTCGACGCCGCGGCTGCGCAAGCCCTCGACGAGCTGAAGGAGGCCGCGGACTCGGAGGTCGGCCTCTACGATCTCCCCCTCCTCTCGACGGCCAAGGGTGGCGATGACGGCCCCACGCTCGGCGGGCCCTTCGGATACAGCGAGGCCTCACCGTACACGTGGACGGATCGGCAAGCCGAGGCGGTGAAGGACGAGAGAAGCCGATGAGCGGCCACGCTGAACTCGAGGCGTTCATCGCCGGCGTCGAGAGCCTGCGACGGCTCAACGAGC